CTTTTGTATCTTGTAGTACATAATCTAATTGTTTTATATTATCTTCATTAATAACAAAATTATCTGATACTACACCAAAATAACATTTTTTATTATCTCCATGATATTCTGGAATATCATATTGTACTTCGTGTCCTAGTAACTTTTCTATCATGTATAACATCTTTTTAACGTCTTCTAATTTAGTTTCATATTTAGAAGATTCCTATACTAAATCATATATATAGTTAGCACAGGTTAGATTAAGAATTTGGCAATCATCATAATCAATATTGTACTTTACCTATTCTTTCAATCTGCATCCATTTTTATATTCTTCTTTTATCATAGCGCACACATACCATTACAACATTTACACACTTTATTAGGAGATAGGCACTTACTACAATTATGATAATCTATCATACCTAACATTCTACTAAGATCTATGTAATGTTCAATAGCATCTTTAGTAAGATTGTGCTCTAAAGCATACTACAATAACTATGATCTAAAATCACACATCATTATTATATGCTTCTAATGTTTATCTAAACATGTATTACAATATGTAGTAAGTAGATTTACTTTAGCTAAATATAATTCATTCTGATCTATTGCTATAGCTTCATCTCTATTACCCTCTGATGTAAGAACGCTTACTATAAAAGAAGTTTCATTATACTCAGTAATATCAACAATAACAGTATTATCCTAAGTAACAAAGTCAGATATTACATAAGTATGTTTCTCATCTTCATCAGAATACATATTCTTTTGATTTACTATTGAATCTAGATAAACCTTATGTACATTAGCCTTAGCATCTAAAGTTATAGTTATAGTATCGTTATTTAATGTTGCATTAATTATTTTCATATCTACAAAAAATTAAAAAGGCGAAGCCGAGGATAAACCTCAACCTCGCCTGGTTTTTTTAAATAAAGAAACCGTATTATGCTGCACTATTAACACCTGTAATAAATGCTTTAAGATTCTTAACAAACTGAGAAGCACTCAAGTTAGCAGATTCTTCAACATACAATTCAGTAGTTAACGGCGTAGTTTTAATGTATTGATTGTCAGGTGACAAGTACAAGTTGTCATTCTCAATAGTAATGTAATCGTAGGATGCACCTTCAGTAACATTACGTTTAGGTTCAATGATAGGATATGCATCTGTGAATACATGACCCTTATAACCCAACATACGTACTTCCATATCACGTACTTGTTTCCAGTAACCTTTACCAGGTTTACCAGCAGTCTTAGTAATAGTTGCACCAGGGACTGCTTCAGGAACATTAGACAACAATGCACCAGGAATAGTAACATACAGAGAAGCTTCCATAGAAACTACAGAATACTCATTCAAAGAATAAACACCTTCATTATCATCTTTAGGAAGAGCGGTAAGTGTCAATTTGTGACTTGCAAATGTAGCACTTACTCTACGATTAGCATGTTTATTAATCTTCTTCAACAGTGCGTTACCCAAATCGTCAGCAGTTTCAGTTGTAGCAACCACTTCATAAGTATGAGTAAACTATCCCGGAGCTTCATACATGTCTTTGTAAACAATACGTAAAACATATCTGTGACCAATAACAACAGTAGCACTAGTCAAGTTGATTTCAATTTTTTCCTGTACTGGTGCAACATAGTCACCGATTACATAAGAAGGTTTAGAAGCTTTCTGAATTGCGTTAGAATACTCTACAGAACGTTTAGTAGCACTAGTGCCATTAGGTGAAGCGATAGTCATATTATCGCCAGCTACACCGATATATACTGTAGATGCTTTTACTGCACCAGCTTCATCTTTAATCAAGCTCTTATTCTCATCGAACAGAGCTACAGCACCCTGAGCAAGACTATCTACTGTAGTATAAGATGCTGGACATGTTTTACCGATAAGTACGGCATCAACGCGTGTAATCATAGTTTATATAAAAATAATTAATTGTTAGACTTAGCGCTAGTCTAGTTTGTCCTTCTACTTTCCTTATTTCAGATTTCCAGGTCAGACAAACGCATTAATTTATATTATTCCATTGAAGCAATTTCGTTGGAATAAGCATTATAATGCTACATTGGTTTAGTAGCAAGATAAATCTAGATTGCCATTTTCACAATTTCCATATGTGTATGTTCTGGCAAATCTGTATATTCTGTATTGGTAATATTACTTGAATTAATTTCAGATGGTTTAGCTAAGTATGTAAGCTCATATTCGCTTACTTTATATTTACCATCTGTATATAATATCACATTATTGTCTTGAATTAGCTTTAAAGGTCTAGCTTGACAATATTTTAGTCTGTGTTCAGATAATGAATTACTTAACTGTCTATCTAATGTTTCTATTGTAGACTCTAGAGTGTCAGTATATTTTGTTATATATTCTCCTCTTTCATTAACTTCCCAGCATTCGTTTAAATTACTTGGTTGTATGCCAGCTGTATCTCCAAGTAATAACACATAATCTTCTGGTAACTCTACAGAATAAGAATTGCGATCACCTTTATTAATTGAATTTGCAGTATATTTCTTATTTTTAATTAAAGTACGCAAATCATCTATTCTTTTCTAAGTCTATTCAAATCCTTGAGCTTTAAAGTTAACACCTGAGTATCTTGTTTTATAAAATTTATCAATTGCCTCATTAATGAATGATATAATAGTGTCTGAGGATAGCTTATCCTTAATAACTAAATTAGGATCCATTAACTATAGCCTACGTTCAAACTCAATTTGAAATCCACGGTCTGTCATAATCATTCATCTATTTGGTTCAACTGTGATTTAGTCTATATTCTCTTAGACTCAATATCTTCTAATGCTAGTTCTACAGCTCTATTAATTACTTCAAACTGCATATACTCTGGTATTTCATTCATACCATCTGCTGGTAAGTTCTCTATCTTAGTAGGGAACTTAACATAAGTAATATCTACAGAATAACTATTACTACTCATAGCTAAGTAATCATAATAGATATATAGAGTGTTATCTTCTATCACAGCTACTGGATCTTCTATCCAAGGATTGTTATTGTAAGTCTTCTTGAACTTAGTAGCGTCAGAATGATCTATTAATTTTATAGTAGCTTTGTTACTATTGAAGTTTAACACTGCATCTACAAAGAACATTCTGTCACCATTGAATAAGTTAGTAACATAACATCTATTTGAATTTGTTTCAGTATTAGCAACAACGTTAACATCTGTACGTACTAATTTTTCTAAATCGTGAATACGTTTTACAGATCCTTCAAAGCTAGTCTTTAAGTAGTTATTACCAGTAAACTTATTACTGATTTCTTGGTATAAACCTTGATCTAACCAGTAATCTATTTCTTCTGGTAAGAAAGCAGGACAACCCCCAAAGGCTACGCTTTGAGAGTTCTTGTCCATTGCTACTTTAAAATATGAGTGAAATTGTTCTCTAGTCATTATTTAGATTTTATTTCAGACATAATACTTAAGTAAATATCTTGATTCTTTTTGTCTTTCAAATATGCAATTACATCTTCAAGACCGTTACCAATAAGATCAGTACCAAAGTAATATGATGCTCTGTTCTTACGAATAATATTTTTACTTAAAGCTTCTTCAATTACAAAGTTAATTTCTTTATTAGGATTATCTACCCAAATTCTAATAAATCTTGCTGGATCAGCTTCTACGTTTTCACCAAGTCTGGCTTCAACTAATTCATTAGACATAGTATCAGCTTTAATTCCAAGAAGTCTAAGACATTTGCGCATATCTTCAAGACTCATCTTATCCAGCGCTCTATAAGCATCACGTTTAACTTTGTTAGCTTTATTAATTTGTTCTGCTTCAGCTTCTTTATTTATAAGTACATAATCAGTAGATGGGGTTACTTTATCAATACCATTTGCTACTCTCTTATGTCCCAATAGGAATAAATATTGCAATTCACCTTCAGGTCTATCAGTATTAATTACTAATTCTTTCTTACCAATCTTAATTGCAAATGTATCCCAAAATGTGCTATCAGGATCTAATTCTCCTTCAGCTTTACCCATTTTCTGTTCTAGTTCTCTAGCTTTGTCTGCTTTTAAACCAGTGTATCTACTACCAGATCTAGTCCAGTAAGAACTAATAAAATCAAAGCAGTTAGACCATTTAATCAATCCTGTCCAAGGATTTACTTTTGTCATTCTAACGATTACTTCCATAATTATAAAATTAGATTATCAAGTTAGTATTATAGGGGCTCGCTAGCATTCAAGCCCCTAATATTTTTTAACTGAATTACTCAGCCATCATGATCAATTCTCCACATGCCCTAGGATCACGTAACATAATACCTACTTCACCCAAGAAGTGTACTGAGTAACCATCCTTAGCGTTAGAACGAACTTCTGTGTTAGAGTGAGCGTAACCAGCAGGAGTTACAGAACCAGCTGTACACCAGTTAACGAATTCACGATCTTTACGAACTACTTTAACAATATTAGCTTCACCATCACGACGACCTAAATCCAAGAATGTCATACGGTAAGATTCCAACGGTTTCAAAGTAACAGGATGCAACTGACGATTGTAAGTAGTATTGTCATACAACGGGAAATACTTCAAAGTCAATTCAATACCATTAGACATTGCGTAAGTCTTAAACTGACCACCGAACTTCAAATTATCACCAGAACCAGTTACGAATACTGTGTCAATCAAGTTCATGTTAGCCATCTTTTCTTTAAGTACACGGTCAAATTCACGCATACCCATTTCACCAGTCAAGGCAACGAACTTACGTTCATTAGTACCCAATACATTGTAAGACAGGTCAAACAAGAAGTCTTCCAACAGTTCAGCTGTCAAACGAGTATAATAACGTCTGTTAGACGGAGCAATCTGTTCCAGCAAACCAGCACCAATAAATGCAGGACGACCATTCTTACCTTTCAGATTACAAGAACCATCTTTGTTTACGTTGTTCTGATTGTATACCAAAGCTCTTTCAAGACGTTTGTACCACTCACGCATTGCAACCCATTCCTGGAATGTAGACCACAAATAAGAAGTTTTACCAGTCTTAGGATCTTTCAAAGCTACTGCCATAACTGTAGAGTAAGCAGAACCTGTGATATCATAAGACAGACGTACTGTAGTCAAATAGTTACGCATCTTGAAGTGAGTATTGTAGTTCAGGATATCAGCCTCTTCGCTGTATTCTTCATAAGCAGAAGCCAAACGGTTTACTTGGCAACCAGAAGCTAAAACAGCAGGATCAATATAAGAAGCAGGGCTACCATTAGATACAAATACTGTATAAACATACAGATTGCCATCCTGATACGGAGCATCCTGAATACGTGCTTGACTCTTATCATCAAATTCGATAGTAGCACCAGGACCAAACCATGCATCTTCCAACCACAAAGTAATAGGAGTATTACCCAAACCTGGAGTAGAATTTTCACCAATTGCAGCACCATTCCATTTAGCGTCACGAATTGTAACAGCTCTATCTTGGTCGATCATAACACCCCATTCAAATGAAGGCTGATCAATAGTCATTACATTTCCAAGACCACCTGTCAACATATCAAGAGAAGTACTGTAACCATTATCTTTAGTACCAAATACGTATGACAGGATAGTAGATACCTCATAAGGTCTTTGCTGAGAAGCGAGACTAATCTTATTAGTGTCGATCAAATCAGAAAACCATTTACCTTTGTATAATTGGAGGTTATTAAGAATATTATTATCCATAAAATACTAGTAATTTAATTTTTTTATTTATATAATTAATTATTATGATATACGCAGTTGTCGTGCAGCTGAGAACCAAATTGGATCATCATCAGAACCCGTAGCTTGTTTTCTAGATTTAGTAGTAATACTACTAGATTTTAAACTTCGTCTAAACTTATCAATAGCTGAATTATTTCCTTCACGTTTAGCAGCCTCAATAAGCTTATCAGCATTCATTGTAAAGTATGCTGATTCTATGAGATTCTTAACACCACCCTTAGCATAGTCCTTTTGGTACTTTGTTTTACCGTCTGTGTCTGGCTTAAGTATATAATCCATTAAAACCTTTTTATCTTTTTCAGGGACTGTAATACCACGTATATTCTTTAAGCCTTTTATTTCGCTAACAACGTTATCATAGAATTGCTGTTGTCTCTGTAACTATTCACGATAAGCCTTTTTCTGATCCTCTAATAGCTGTTTCTTCCTTTCCTCTTTAATCTCTTTCAGATCTTCTAAAGCGTCTTGCGCTTCATCTTCAAGTAATCCAGCTTCTTCGTATCTACTTACTAACTTATCAATCTTCTTAGTAGAGAACCCTTTTTCTTTAAGTAACTGTTTTACTACTAATTTCTGATTAGCTTCATCTTCAATATCAATATCATCTAAATCTAACTCAGCATCAATAGTCAGATACTTCTTTAAATCTCCACCTTGCTTTACGAAATTATCTAGTGCTTCAACTTCTTCACTAGAGTATTCAGGCTTACTATTTTCTTCAATGACATTTTGGAAGTAATTAATTAACTCATCAACACTTTTGGGTTTATCTTCATCTTCTTCAAATTCCCAATTGAGTTTTTCAGCCATAGCATCAAAGAAGTTAGTAACAACATTTTCTTCATTGTTATCTTCAATCTCTTCTTCCTCTTCTGCTTCTTCCTCAATGGTTTCTTCTTTACGAGGTCTACCAGGCTTACGTTTTGGTTTATCTTCAATATCTCCTTCTTCGATTTCTTCTTCCTCAGTACCTTCCTCTACTGGATTTTCTTTCTTATTCTTTACTTCGATATTGTTCTTTTTAATATCTTCCAATTCTTCATCGTCTAGTGATTCAAATTCATCAGCATCAACATTAACATTTTCATCAATATTTGAATTTCTAAAACCACCATCTGGATTAGGGATAAAGCTATCTAATACAGCTTCAAATCCACCTAATGTCA